AGTGCGGCTATGTACTTAATTGGTCCTATGTGGCTTTCAGCAACACGACTTTTGGCCGCAATAGGCGCACGTTCTGCTTGTAGTGTGCTAATATTTTTCTGTGCTATACTAATATCTGCTTGTAATGATTTGCGTTCCTTAGCTTGTTGCTTGCGTACTTGAACAGCACGATTAGCACCCTTGTCATCGTCTGTGCGTCCTAGTAGTTGATCTACTTGGGCATCCATTTGTTTGAGGGCTTGTTTGCTAGTAGCAATATTATCTTGTTCCGTTTTAATCTTTTCATCTAATAGAGAAACTTGTGATGAAATATCTTCATTTGCTGTTGATTGCGATAAGTGAGCGGCCGAAAGATACCCAAACGTACCCATGCTTGTGATTAACATTAAGATGACGATAGCAGGCACTAGATAAGTTTTGAATTGCCATCCTGCCCTATTCCAGTATTTGTGTAACCAGACAGTTGCGGTAATTTTTCCCAACTCTAATGCGCCGCCCATGATAACTATAGGCCAAAATGCCGCGGCGAATATTGCTGTTAAACCTGTTACAGAATAAAAGGCACTAACACCAGATATGAATATTGCTACTGCTAGGGTGAATAATCCAAATATCATAGTTAAATATTTATAGAATGTTATCTATATGTTATAATAAAAGATAATTGAATGTCAAGAGTTTTGGTTAAAGTGTAGTTACAGCCACGTAGGTATTAGCCGCTGTGCCATCATAGCAGGTATAGAGCAGTTGTATAGTACTGTTACTAATGTCAGTTGACCCTATACCATTACCGTTGTAACTGGTAGCGGCTGTACTGCTGTTTTCACCTGTGGACACACCATAATTGATATCACGGCTGGTATTGTCTAGTCTAATCTGTACTCTAACTGTAGCACCAGCGGTGTAATTGCTTAGGTTAACTGTAAATGGCACAGTACCTGCTCCAGTGGGATGGTATGCTAATACCATACTGTCTGAAGCAAAGCTCACATTGGCCCAAATACCACCATTAATAATGCGTAGGCCACCATCGTTAATAACCACACGTGGAGTTGTAAGTGTGCTGTTTGCACCAATGGCTATGTTGGCATTAACTGTCATTTGACTAGAAGTTACAGATACTACACTAGTGATGCCGCTAGAATTACTGCCGTTTGGTGTTACCCAAAAATCAATACGACCACCTTGGTTAGTCAAGGTTTGATCTTCGTTAGCTACTATGCTTATTCTAGCAATACCGTTACCAAACCAACCACCTGATGTGTAGGCTGTGGCACCATAACGAGCCACATCTTGATTGTTTAATACCTGTGTGGGAACTATAATATTGCCGTTGTATCTACGACCTACGTATACTGCATAATTATTTTGTCCGTCGTTGTAAACTCGACCAGGAAGATTATATTGTCCAGTAACCTGTAACATCACACCAGGGTTAATTGGTGCTTGGTATAAGCCACTACTATCACCAGTAATTTCCACCGCACCTTGTGTGGTATTTACTGTTGATACTATGTATGTTGCTAGACCAGTTTGAAAACTATTACCAGTGATTGATATAGTGCCAGTGACAAAACTGTTGCCTTGTAGGTAAGTGTTACCAGTAATAGTTGTAACCTGTCCAGTTACATAGGTATTACCAACTACAGTCGTAGTTCCTGTAACAAAGGTATTGCCAGCTATATAACTATTACCAGTTAGAGTCGCAGTTCCTACTACTACAGTATTACCTGTAACCAGAGTATTGCCTGCTACTGTTGTGAATCCAGTTACTAGAGTGTTACCAGTTATGCTGGTGTTACCAACTAAGTGCGCATTACCAGCAATAGTTAGGTCGCCGTTGAATATGCTTAGACCATTGTTGGTTGTTTGGCCTGTGATGACAATGTTACCTATGTGTGCTACATCGCCAACAAATGATGTGAATCCTGTGTGATAAGCATTACCATTGAATATAGTATTACCGTTAAATGTGCTGGTGCCGCTGTTAACTGAATTACCAGTGATGTTTACATTACCAGTCTGATAAGTGTTGCCATTACGAGTAGTATCACCGTTGATGATAGTAGCACCGTTAAATGTTGTGACACCATTGACTACTATGTTACCAAAATTAGTTTCATTGCCAATAAAGTAACTCTGTCCATTAACTACCAATTTACCATTGACTACAAGATTGCCCAGATTGTCTACTGATAGTAGCGGAGTTCCGACTGGACCTGTTGCTGTGGTAAAAAATCCAATGTTGCCTACCAGATTGATAACGCCGGTGCCATTGGTCTGTATACTGATGTTGGCATTGGCAGAATAGGTACTAATAGTAGTGTTGGTAATTACCAGATTACCAATGTTGGCTGCGCCTACTGCGGTATAAACTGGCAAACCGCCTGGAGTAACACCGTTACTGATGCGTAGTTCGCCAGTGGCTGCATTATAGAATAGTCGGCCTGCTTCGCCTATATGAGTAGTAAATGGGTATTGGGTAAACCCTGAACTAACTTTTACCGCATTAGTTGACATAGAACTAGTCTCCTATGTCGTTATCTTCAGCTACGGCGTCAATGACTGCAACTGGAACGCCAGCTGCACGTTTAATAAATGATAATTCGTCTTCAGGTTCATCACTGCATTCGCATGGGCAACCACCACAGACTGTGCATACCTCATCATCACTATGTACTGCCTGTTTAAGTAATTCTAGTTTTTGTTGTAAGGGCGGAACCATTGCTGCTGGTTCTGTACCATCAGTGTGATCAACTTCAACCGGAGTTAAATCAGCGTGTGGCATTGAATTTTCTGGACGATGTTCTGCACCGCCTTCGTGTTGATCAATAACGTCTGCTAGTTTACGTAGGATTTCTGCTGTTTTCATAATTAACTCTGTACGTTGTTAAAGTTTACAGTACCAATTTCAGTGAATGACACTGCCGCTGGACCAGGACCTGCTGATAAGAAGCTGATAAATGGACCTGTAGTACTGATAACATTCTTGTTGTTAGCATCAATAGACAAATTAGCTGGGCCGCAGTCTACTGTGGTAATAACGTTTGGTGGGATAATAAAGCTACTGACATTGTTAGCTCTAACTGTGCTAACGTTGCCTACACCTACCCAAACGTGGTTGTTGGCTGCTACCTTAACTTTGGTGCTGGTTAATGCTTGGGCTGTGGTGGCCTGTGCTGTGTTTGCTACAACGTTCCAGGTAATGGTTTGAACTGCCATAATGTTTTCCTAATATCTAATAACTATATTTATGCAGAACAGCTAGCTTTGGTTCCATTTATTTCTACAATAGTAGCAAATCCTGGTGCGTCTACTGCTAGGAATGCTATTCGTAGGCATTTAACTGGTAAGCGTAGGGTAAGAGTTTGATTTGCGGCTATGACTGCGCAACGATCTGTGGCCACAGGTGTGTCACTGCCTACGGTGTAGTAGACAGGTACGTTAGCAAAAACCTGCACTGTACTACGTGGTAGTGTAGTAGCAGTGGTGGTACTAGTGGAATTATTTACTGGAATACTGTATGAAGCCATACAGTATTTATGGAATTATTTGTATTTGAGTAAGAACATAGTGCGCAAAGATTCGTCGTAGAAATCCAAACGAATATCAGTGAATCTATCTAGGAATCCATCTACATCTTCATACCAAGTATGTTCACGTACTGTAAATCCTAGGCGTTGACGACACACCCAGGATATACGCACAGCCGCACCATTTTCTTCAATGATGCGGGGCCACAACTTCTTGTGCCAGTATTCAGATTCAAATACCACAGCTTTCATCGTTTAATAGCGTTTTTAACTGCCCAAGTAGCTAGTTTAACTGTACACATCTGCGGAATACTAGTCCAGCCCTGTTCAAGTTTAAATGGACATCCGCCCTTGCCCCAAGCACCTGTGGTCATATACTTTTTATAAGCCAGTAGGTCGTCACGATTAGCGGGATCAAACCTGCGTTTAGGAAATAAATGGTCTAATGAAAAAATCATCTGTGGTTCCTTTTTTATTGTTCATGTGTAACATTATACACTCAAAATATCCAAGAGTCAAGTGGAATTTTGACTTGCTTTTTTATCTTAAATACTGTATAATACTTGTATGTTTACTATAACCAAAAAACCTAAATGTTGGGCTATGACAGCTGAACAGGGCTTTATCAGCTTGCCTGCCGGGGTTGTTAAAGAACGCTATAACCAAAAGGTCTTTGGTGATGATGAGGGTGTTATAGGTTGGACACAGATCATAGACTATGTAGTAGAAGAACTAGAAGGTCGTGTGGGGGTCAAACGCATGAGTTACGATACTTGGCATTGGACTAGCCACAGTGAACTTGAGCGATTTTTAACTTATTTTTATTTAAAATATCCTATGCAACTGTGGCAGAAACTACTAGATTCAGACAAAAATACAGATTGAGAAAGAGCAAAGATTGATTAATCAACTACATAAAACCTGGGGTGTTGAACAATATGCTACCCTAGCTAACTTAAGTGACCTGGGTGAATTTACCTGTTATGAAGCGCACTACGAACAGTTAGCAACCTACACCAAAGAACGTTATAGTCAAGAACCTGAAGTGTGCTTACAAGAAGTATTTGACATCTATCGCAGTGTAAACATCACACCTATTGTTTACTTCACTGAACAGGGGTTGATCGCCAAGATCAAAGAGCTGGCCAATACCGCTGGTAATCAAGTTAACAAAGGTGTGTTAGGCCTAGGCAACAATGGTGGGCAGACAGTTAATCGTTTCTTGTTTCCTAACATGATGACAGCTGAACCCAAAGGTCGTGGCAGTAACAGTTTAAAGGATCGTTTTTATGATGATAGAAAACTTGAGCGGGCCATTAGGCTTTGTTTTGAGCACAGGGATGGTAATAATCTTGTTAGTCCTACCGCACTACGTAGAGCTCTTGAGTTGGTCACAGGAGAGAACATACAGAACTTCAAACCCTTAAATGCTCGTGCAGTCAGCTATGAGTTGTGTAATATGCTGTGGGGTCGTGTCTATGACTACTCAGCTGGCTATGGTGGTCGTATGTTGGGCATTGCCACTGGCAACCTGCGCCATGATTATGAGTGTATAGATCCCAACACTGAAACTGTCAAGTATCTAGTTTACCTAGCCACCCTAATAGAAAAGTCTGGATTCAGTCGTCCTAGAATTGCGCAGGCAGTCAGTGAAGAATACATTCCTGAGAACATAGACTTAGCATTTAGTAGTCCACCTTATTTTAACTTGGAAAAATACAGTGATGAACCCACACAGTGTATGAATCAGTTTACTACACTTGATGAATGGTTTGATGGTTATGTAGTGCCTACTATGTCAAATATTCACAAAGGATTAAACAGTGATGGAGTATTTGCCACCAACATCGCTGACTATAAGAGTTATGGCAACAAAGAATACAAGGTAGTTGACCGCTGGATTGCTACTGCTGAAAAACTAGGCTTCAAACATTCTCGCACTATCAAGATGATGTTGAACACTCGCCCAGGTGTAGGCAATGACAAAACCAAAGGTCGTGAAAAATGGGAAGGCGTTTACGTTTTTACTAAATGAGTATATTAGACGGAGGCAATGGGCGTAAGTTTATTGCTAGTGGGCCATTTGATCACGAAATGCCTTACCACTATATTGTCATTGCTGACATTAGGTATTGGCTTAACCATGAGTCAGAAATATACACTTGGATGGATGAAAATTTGCCTAGAGGTCGTATGCATCAAGAAGGCATGACCATAGCATTAGAAACCAAAGAACAACTGACAGCGTTTTTATTGAGGTGGGCATAATGGCTGAAAATTTATACTTAAACCTTAAAGACAACATTGAAGCTACTAAAGTTTGGAATAACTTTATATTAACTGTTATTGCTGAACACGGTCAATATTATACATGGGATCATGTCAATACTGCGTTAGCTGACTACAATGCCAAATATCAACTTGTATTAGACAAGCGAGGGGATTACGCCAAAAAACATTATATACGCTTTGGTACGCCAAACGATCTAACAGCATTTTTAATGAGGTATGCATGAGAGCAGCACCAGCAGAAAGACATCAAGCAGAACATCAGCTACTCAACGAAGGGTGGCATGCGGTTCGTTTGGTCAAAGTCACTGGCGACAATGGCTGGCGTTATCACAATATGATGAAGTGGTGCGAAGATACTGTTGGCCCAGGCAGACCAGAACCTGGACATAATTGGTTAGACGACCAAGATGTTTGGTATACATTTAATTGGTATGGTTATTATAATTTTCACTTTAAGCATGCCAATGATGCTACAGCATTTGCCCTGAGGTGGCTATGACTTCACAAAATGATTTATATAGCACACCAGAGGCTCGTGCCAATACGGCATTTGATCCTGATGCTGATTTATATCGTATTCATAAATTTTTATTAAAGAGTAATCATTATTGGCAGTCTATATCACCTAACAATGTTGATAATGATAAATTCTACGCTTGGCTAAAAGATGAATACGGTGTAGAACTTCAATTTAACCATGGTGGTAATGGTATGATTGGTATTAATGGGTATACTGTTGTAGATGAACAAAAGTTTTTAATATTTACGTTAAAATTCCAATGAAAAGAACGCTAATCAACGGTGAATTACTAGACAGCATCGAAAGCCATTTCCAGCGAAATAATGGATATTTTGTTGCTGACGAACTACCGGGTTGGCTAATGGCCATGGATAGTAGTGTCACTGTGTGTAGATGGCACATGGATGAGTTTTATCTATATCTAGGTGTGGTGTTTGCTAAAGAAGAAGATTATACTGCTTTTTGTCTGAGGTGGCTATGAAAGTTCTAATACGTGACATCCCCTCAGCGTTTCGTAATGCCAATCAGGTGGTAATTGCCAAAGGTGGATTTGGGCTAGAGCGACACCAACACAAAGATGCCTTTGAGCAATTACACAATGTAAAAATTATTAGAAGTCCGTGGGGGTCTTGGGATGAATTGGTTTTTCCTAATAAACAAGCATATACTATGTTCTTGTTGAGGTGGAGTTAATGGCATACTATTACAACGGAACAAGTCATTATATTAAAGTCACAGCCCGTGGTGACTATTATGAGTATTCAACGGCAGTTGCGTTTAGGGACGAAGTTGATGCTTGGTTAGAGGCCCATGAGATCAATACTCTTTACGAAGATATGGAATATATCGTCAATGGTAAGTATGAATACCATTTCCTCTGTTTAAAAGAAGAACATGCTACCATGGTAAAGTTGAGGTGGTCATGAATCTAAAGAAAATATCTGGCAGTGATCGTGCTAGTATCTACATAATGAGTCCTTATGAGGACCTCTACGCTGATGACTATAAAAAATTTATTAATTGGTTAGAAGAGTACTGTCCAAATGAATATGAAATAGACCATAGCTATTTAACTATAACCGCACATGCTGAAGTGATGTTGGCATTGACTTTTGAGTGCGTTTAGTGTATAATATTAGTATGAGTAAAATAATGCACTATAAATCACCAAATGTTGTCAAACTTGATGGCAGATACAAAGGCTACAATCGTGGCTTTAGGTATCGCATTGACTTTGACACACAAGGTGAAAAATGGCACATTTGGATGGCGGTAATGAAATGGTGCGAAAATACCTGGGGTAAAGAATACACCTGGGGTAATGACGGGTTTCTTCCTCGCCAGGTGTGGAGCAACGACTATAGTACAGCACATGGCAAAAAGAATAAGTATTACAGACATTTATATCTATGTCGTGAAGAGGATGTTACAATGATGTTATTGGTGGTACAATGAAAATTGCATTGGGTAGTGACCTACACTTAGAGTTTGGTACAATAGAACTACACAATACAGAAAGTGCAGATGTGCTTGTACTTGCTGGCGACATCTGTGTGGCCCGTGATATTGAACTTATGAACAGTAACTTAAAAGCACAGCGCGGTCGTGCTGAACGTTACTTGGCATTCTTTGAACAAATATCAAAGGAGTTTCCCAAGGTTGTCTACGTCATGGGCAATCACGAACACTATCACGGTGACTTCAAATATACCTATGGTATTCTTAAAAATGCCTTAGGTCATTTGGAAAACGTCCATATATTAGAAAAAGACGTATTAGTTGTAGATGATGTTACCATCATTGGTGCTACTGTTTGGACTGATATGAATGGTAGTGATTCTGTTACCTTGCGTGAAATGCCGCACATAATGAACGACTTCCACGGTGTAGATAACAGCAATCATATGATACAACGTAAAGTGCCATTGTATCATTATGATGATGTAGCTAAGACACAGACAGTTACATATAAGATTAAAGAGTCTGCTGGTAAGTTTAAACCAGAACACGCAGTAGAAGACCACAACAAGGCCCTAGACTACATCAATCATGTTGTAGCAGAACGTGCTGACCAAAAGTTTGTGGTTGTATCACATCACTGTCCAAGTGAGCAGAGTGTACATGCTAAGTACCGAGCTGACACAATTATGAATGGTGGCTTCCGTAGTAACCTAGATGACTTCATAGCTTATCGTCCACAGATTAAATTATGGTGTCATGGTCATACACACGAGGACTTTGACTATGTCTTAGGTGAAACACGTGTGGTGTGTAACCCACGTGGCTATGTCAATCATGAGAATCGTGCTGGATACTTTGAACTAAAATACATTGAGGTATGATAGAGCTAAAATTGTGGCCGCCGCCTGAAGAATGGGAAGAAGTAGTAATAACCTGGGAAGTTATGTTGCACAGTGGAATTCACAAACCTCCTGTTATACTAGATTGGGTAGAATCAGCTCCAGGTGGCCGCTATCATCTGCACGGGTGGCGTGGCACGGAAGGATTTGCCTTCCGCTTTGAAGATCCCGCAGATGCAACTTATTTTAGATTGACTTGGTGTTAGTGAATGGTTCTACTAGATAAGTAACCGTTGTCGTGGTTAATAAAGAACTTAAAAATTTCTTCTACTTTGGTAGTAGCTTCTACATCAACTTCTGGCATGCTTATGCCTTTTAAGTGTCCGTCTTGCGCAACAACAAACACATAATCTTCTGGCTGTATATCACCTAGTACATCATCATTTACGTTTAGATTGTGGTCGTTTGAAGGCCCGTCTGTGATTTTTGCCATTATCGTTCTCCTTGAAGTATTTTACGTTTGCTTTAACTTTTTTTAGTAACAATTTAGTTACTTCGTGATCTTTACCAAATGCCTTGTAATATTGATTTAAATCTGGACTGTTGATTTTACTGGCGCTAGTAATATTTAACTTATATTTCATTAGGTATTGTCTGGCAGCTATGTTCTGCGCATACGCATCTATTTCGTCTGGATCACCTAGATATTCTTGATCAGCACGTTTGTTAGGATCTTTATGATTGCTTTTGTAGGTATTTCTGTGATAGCGATATCTACGACTGCGGAACTGTCTTTGATGTTCATATTCATGTATCAGTGTTTCTACTAGATCTATAGCCATTTGATCAGCCATGTCAGCTGAGATAGTTATAGGTGCAGTCTTAGGGTGATTAAGAATAAAATCTATGATAAACTGTTTCTTTTTGATTTCATCTAGGCCAGGATCGTATTCTGCACCAATAGTCCACTCGCCTGGTTCTAGTGCGCCTTTGGCACCAGTATAGAGTTTCACACGTACAGGATGTTGATGTTTGTTTAGATGTTTGCTTAGACGTTTAACAAGACTGCGAGGAGTAATCTTCTCTCCAACTAGTGTAGATAACCATTCGCTAAGATGATTATATTCTACAGTTGGATTTAGATACATATCGCTATCCTGTTACTGAAGGGCTTCCGCCACTTAATTGACTAGTAAGTTCCGCTTTCATTTGCGGTAATGCTTCATAAATTTGAGGAGCCGTTGAGGTAGCATCTCCCGACTGTTGCGCACTTGCTAGAAGTAGTGTAGCGTAGCTGCCGCTGAATAATTCTGCAAATGGTGGCTTACCAGCTTTGGATGGTGTTTCTCCATTTATAACTTTCCATGTTTGTTCCCAAGCATTAGTACCTGTGGCTGTTGCTTCTACTGTTACATAGCTGCCTGTAGTACTTGTTGGCGGACGATCAAATCTTCTACTAACAGTAATAGGAAAATTCACAGTTGATGTCTTGCCAACTGGAGGTGGCGGTGTAGTAGTCAACGGACTAATACCATTGTCTGACAGCAATCTACTATTTTTACCTTCTGCTAGGCTGGCCTTGATTGCTTCACCGTAGGGAGTAGATGTATTGGCCATGTTATGTAGTATATCACCTATGCCGCTACCGCTATTGTCTGCACCAAACTTGTGTAGGTTTTGTGCAAAGTTCATTGATGAGCCTAGGGTATTTTTAACAGGTGCAGTAAAGTCTACACCTGCTTTGGTAAAAAGACTTGTAGCAGTTGCTATTGATGCGGTCAGTGCTGATATAGCGGCTGATGCATTAGAGCCCACTGTTTGAAGGAAACTGGTAATGCTAGGCCCACCTGCTAGATGTTGAGTAAAGTCAGTCATGCTAGGCAAACCTTTGGGTCCACTACCAGTGCCTGTCATGCTGTCAATTATACTTTGATGATCACTGATTAACCCGCCTAGACTTGGAAAGGCCGCTGAGTGCAAAGGTGTTGTCACTGACTGTATTTGCCCAAATAGATCTGGTGCTTGGCCAGCATCTTTAACAGACCCAGCACCAAGATCACTTAGATGTGTGGTCAGCGCACTAACACCAGAAAATCCTGCTGTGTCTGCTGGATTTGCTAGTTTACTAGGATCACTGAGATCTTTAAGACTCTGTATACCGCCTGTACCAACTACTGGTGCGGCTGCGGCTCCAAAGGCTGTGCTAGCTGTACTATATCCTTGTGTTACTGTTCCTTCTACGGTAGAACCTAAAGAAGGTGCACCACCTGCAAACGCATTATTGGTATACAAACTACTGTCACTACCATTGTATGATGGTAATCCACCATATGGGGCTGTAATGCCAAATTGTGTTGCGGCTGTGTTAATTGTGGCAGAATTAGTAACACTGCCCATGACTTGATTTATTTGATCTGTGTAAACAGGGTTGTTAAGATCATCTAATGGCACACCATTTTTTGCTAATAAATCATTAACGCCTGATGCATTCCCTAATTTATTATTGTTTAATGCTTCTACTAATCCGCTAGGTGTGCCAAAACTCTTAACACTTATGCCATTAAACATTGAGCCCGTTGACAACATTGATGCGCCAGCACCACTTAGACTGCCCAGCTGATTTACCATACCTCGATCTGCACTACTGCCCATGTCAGTGATGCCAGCACCAAAATCACTGTAATTTATGTTAGCCATAAAATCAGTGCTGGTGCGCAGATCTGTTGCATTTTTTATGTGGCCCTGTGCTTGGTTTAAGAAATCACCAAAGGCGGCATGATTAGGAGTGCCACTAAATCCCAATCCAGATTGGAAACTAGTTAAACTAGACAGTGCAGCCGCGGCCTGCACATTAGCTGATGAATTACTGGCTGCAATATTTGCCAGCTGTGACATTGTAGCTTGAACTGGCGCCGCTAGTTGTAGTGCAGATCCTTGATTGATACCAATCATTGCTGTAAACGTACTAGGGGTAAGACTAGGTGCTGGAGTAGCCAGCGTAGCTTTTAAACCCTCTATTATGCTGGTAGCTGATTTGGAAGTTACAAGATCTGATATTGCCATTGGCGTTGCCTTAAGTTATAATGCCGCCTGCACCAACTGGGGTAATACCAGTGGTAGTTTGAATGTAATGGTCTTCCATGTCTTTGATTGTAGGACTATGTAACATCACATGTGCTTTTTGCAGGACTATACTCTTATTTAAGTCACTTGTAAAGAGGCTTTGTATCAGACCTAGGCCTTTTTGGCTAGGCATTACTGTACATGGTTTGTCAATAGTAAAGCTGGTACTGTCCTCTGACAGAATTTTAGCAATGATTTCATCACCATTAACAATTTTGAATGATACTACTGTATCTTTAGCGTAACCTTGTTTCTCAAGCATTTGTTGCTCCTAAGCGTCGTTGAAATTCTTCTTCAGTTAATCCTACTAATCCTTTGAATCCACCTTCTACAAACAGTTCATCTTTGTCTGTGTAGATCTGTGGCACACTTTGATGCCCTTTTGATTTTAACCAAACTAATTTATCTGGGTCTTGTTCTACGTTGATTTCTTCAAAATCAACTTTTTTCAGTTCTAACCATTTTTTTGCCTGCACGCAGAACGGGCAGTGATTTTTACTATATACTATTAACATTTTTTTTCCTATAAATCTGGTAATTCATTGTAGTCAATACCTTCGCCCATGACTCCAATTACATAATTTGTTGACTCATTTTCCTGTAATGCTGTTTGTTTCTTACTAGTGTCGCTGTGTTTGTTAAACCAAGGAATTGGTGTGGTCTTAGGTGCTGGTTCTTGATATTTAATACCAATTTCTTTTAGTGCGCCAAGTGCAGTATAGTCTACGAATTCTTTTAAGATATTAGCATTAAGACCAATCACTGGACCAAATTTAAACAAGTAATCAGCCCACTCCTTTTCTTCACGAATAACATCTTGATACATAGCATAGACTTCTGCCGTACACTCTTCTTTGACCTTGGCAAAACGTGGATCTTCTTTGGCTACCTGATTAATTAACCAAGCAGTCCATTCTTTGTGTAACAACTCGTCTTGCAAGATCAGTGATATAATATTGCCGTTACCAATAAAAATCTTGTTCTCCACCATCGCAAGTGAAGTAGCAAAACTGACCATAAAGCGGAATGCTTCTAGTCCGTAACTGGCGTTGAGAGCCAACCATATGGCTTTAATATGTTGTTGTTCATCTACTTTGTGTCCTAGCTCTACCTTGCAGTTTATTAGGTGGAGAGCATCATAGTAGTTGCCAATGGTTGATGCCATACTAACAATCTCTTCAGTGTCATGAATAGTGTTAAACACATCCTTGGGCACATTATAGATGTTGCGAATGATATGGCTGTAACTGCGACTGTGTATATTAGTTTCAAAGAAACTCCAATTATACATCAGTGCTTCTAGTTCTGGAATACTTACTACCGGAGTAAACACCTGTGCAGGGCCACGTCCTTGTAAACTGTCCAGGGCAGTTTGTCTTAGTAAATTGCTGGTAAAAATATGCTTGACTGTGTCGCTGGCATCTTTAAAATCATTTGAGTCTTTGGTTAAGCTGACTTCTTCTGGGATCCAAAAGAACCCACGAGCTGTTTGTTCTAGTTTAACCAGCTTGTTATATTTTACTTCTTCAAAACGTTGTATGGTTACAGGACCTGCTGGGTCAAGAAACATCTTACGTGATAGATAGTCTGTTTTGGTATTTAAATTGTATTGTGCTTTTGACATTTATAATTTGCAGCTTTCGCAGTCCTCGTCGTCTAATGTTGATACTTCATCTACTAAGATTTCTTTAGGTTCGTCTTGTGCTTTTGCTCCAGCTTTATTAATCAAGCTATAGTAGAATGTTTTAATACCCCACGCATGAGCCTGCATCAAGTTCTTAGCAATCAATGTAGTTGGAACTTTACGATCTGGGAAGTGCGCTGGATTGTAAAATGTATTTGTACTGATACTTTGATCCACATAAGCCGCTAGCACCGCCGCTGTTTTCAAATATGCGTCGCAGTCCTTTTGTTCCCACATCAATTGATACTTAGTTTTTAGTTTGTTGTATTCTGGAACAACTTGAATAAACGAGCCTGCTTTTGATTCTTTAACTGAGATCAAACTCATGGGCATTTCAATACCATTGGTACTGTTAATCACCACACTAGAACTTTCAACAGGTGCTACTGCCATTAAGGTAGCGTTACGCACACCATATGATCTCATGTCACTGCGTAGCTGTTCCCAATCCAATTCACGACTTGGTGTAAAGTCTGCTAGAGTGTTAACACCTTTAGCACGACTTTCCCAAGGGAAGTAACCTTTACCATAACGTGTGTGTTCGCTGTGTGTACAAGCACCACGTTCTTTAGCTAGTTCAACTGTGGCTTCTGTTAGGTAAAATGCCTGATGCTCCATCCATGTTTTAACATCTTGTAGTGCATCTGGTGTGCCGTATTGATAACTGCGTTTAGCATGCCAATAGGCAAGATTAGTAACACCAATACCTAGTGGTTGTATTTCGTCATTACTGAGTTTGCTTTGTATACTTAAGAAATCTTGATAGTCAAGGATATTACATAGACTGCGCTGAAGTATACGGCAAGCACGACGCATGTCTTCTGGATTGCGGAACGCACCCCAGTTGATTGATCCCAAAGTGCATAAAGCGATGCGGCCGTTACTGTCGTCAAGACGCTTAAAAGGACGGGTAGGAAGTAATATTTCACAACATAAATTTGACTGATAAATTGTGTGGTATTCTGGATCAAATGGACCTTGGTTCATGACATTGTCAATGAACACAAGATAGATACGCCCAGTATCAGTTCTCTCCTTTAAGATACCACCTTTAAATACTTCTTCTGCTGGTAGGACTTTTTTACGTAGGTCTTTTTGCTTTTCGTATTTGACATAGAGTTCTTCAAATAGTGCAATGTCTTTGTAAAATGCTTCATATAAGTCAGGCACTTCGTTTGGATCAAAGAACGTGATCATTTCTTTGTTTTTGAATCTACGCCAAAACAGTGCCGATAGTACGACCCCATAATCCATATGACGTACACGAGTTTCCTCAGTGCCCTGATTATTTTTAAGCACAATAAGATCATCAAATTGATGATGCCATATTGGATAAAACACAGTAGCTGACGCATTTCTAATACCACCTTGTGAACATGAACGTAGGTCACCAAACCATTTTTTAAGGAAAGGGATCATACCAGTGTGCATGATTTCACCACCTCTGATGGGAGATCCCAATGGGCGTAGACGTCCAATCTCCAAGCCAATACCAGCACGTTTACTTGCATACTTGGCCATCATTTCGCCTGATGCAAAAATACTATCTAGATCATCGTCTGATTTGATCAACACGCATGAACTAAATTGTTTTGTAGGGGTGCCCAGGCCAGCTAGAACAGGAGTAGCTAAGGTAAACAATCCATCGCTGGCGCAGGCGTAGTAATCTTTAATATAACGCAATCTTTGACTAGGTAGTTCTTTGTGAAACACTGTTGCGGCCGCAATTATATAGCGAATCTGCGGAGTTTCGTAAATTTGTTTTGTTGAGCGGTTACGAACTAGATACTTTTCAATTAGTTGTTCAATGGCTGCGTATGAATAACTTTCATCTTTTTCATGATCTAACAGGTCATTCATTTTGTTCCACTCTTCTTCTGTGTACCAAGTTAATAGTTCATTGGTATACAATCCTGTGGCTACATTGGTTTTAACAATTTCCAATAGGTGCGGAACATTATAGTCACCATAGACGTCTTTACGCAGCATACTTAGGCGTTGTTTGCCTGCTACATATTGATAGTTGGTATGCCCTACATCGGGTTCGTGTTCTACGTCAATAAGATCAACAATAGCACGTAGAGTAATTTCATCAATTTCGCGTGTACTGATACCATCGTAAAAGTGTGGTTGGGCCTTGATCTCAATCATCGATTGGCTAACATCAGCTATACCTTGACATACTTTAGCTACTTGATTTTGCCATTTTGTTAAATCTAACGGAACGATGGCTCCGCTGCGTTTCTTAACTTGAATATTGCTCAACTTGAGTGCCTCTTTTTAATATTTTTCTAATTGTAAATCTGTACTTGAATATTGATACAGTAATTGCAACTGCATTTTTTCAACTTCACTTGTATTTACTATCGTGTAAGGATAGAAATTAAGAATATATTTCCCATCTGCTAGCCACGCTACGTTACTGCGTTCTTTGGTTTCAGGATCATAATATATTCTTATTTCTGGATTTAAATTTTTATGACCAGTAAAGTATATAGTATAAACTATTCCTAGGGCTTTTGCAATGTCGCAGTAATAATTTTCAGCCAATAATGTCCAGGGATCTGGCCAATCTGTTGTATTATCTGGTGCCAAATAGTAGCCAATGCCTGGAGCGCGGCTCCAAAATTGATTTAGTTGTTCTACTGCCTGTTCAATCGGCAATTGATCTAAATTGCGGCGGAAGTCCTTCCACTGCGCTAGTCTTTCATTAACTCGCAGATTCCAAAAATTTTCCAACATGTTAATTAAACGCTTTTAGGTAGTAGGTTAATACTGCCGCATTGCCTACATACGTACTAGTATAGGCTAAATTAGCTGTGGTTGTGGTTGTAGTAAAACTAAGATTAATACCTGTACTAGCAGTTTCACTATAGTCATCTTCATAGACCACTGTACCATTGTAGGTTGATACTTTGATAGTGCCTACTCTGGCTGCTGTGCCACGAATGATATTATAATCAATGGTGTTAGTAGTTAATGAATTAAGTTGTACTGCGGTGTTGGTTACGTTAGCTTGATTGTCAGCTAGGGTAATTTTATAATCACCCACTTCTGACTGTAAGGTAGCAACATTAGCCTGTAGAATAGCAATGTTAGCTTCAACAGCGCCAAGGGCAACGTTAAAATTACCTGCACTGTATTGAGTAAGTAATTCTGTAACACCGCCTGGATTTGGACTGCCTTCTGCAGCTGTACCATTACCAATATATAGTTGTTGAGTATCAATACTCCAACCAAACTCACCCGTAGACAACGAAGGAAGATCTGCGTTTAAGCCACTACGTACTTGAATTAAACTAACTTGTATAACAGCCATGATTAATTACTATCCTCTAAATTTTGTACCCTACCATTGAGTTCATGAATAGCATTAACTAGATAAGCAATAATACCATTATAGTTTACTACTGGATTACTGGGATTTGATAAATCTACAAATTCTGGGAATGTAACTGCTAATTCTTCTGCAACAACACCATAATTAGTTACACCATCTTTGTCAAATACGCGACCTTCTATTTGATTGATAGCTGACACAGCTGACTGAGTTGTGCTAATTGGCTGTATATTAGTTATTTCTGACATGGTTACACCTTACTTTGTATCTAGTATTTATGCTAGTTTATAATACTGTTCAACTCTATCAAACCAGCGATCCATCCAGATGTTCCACTCAGCACCTTCTACAGTCCAGGTTTGGAATTCAGGTTTTTCAAAGCCGCCTTCTGCTAGTATTTTAGGTGCCACAGCCATTAAGATTACACCCTGTCGAATGTCTGTGCCATGGACTTCATTATGTGCGGCAGCATAGGCGCATAATTGAAGGAAATAGTCTTCAATCCACTCCTTTTTCTTAGGTTTATTGGTCTGTTTGTAGTCTAAAATTGCGGGCTGGCCTTTGTACACTCCACAGGCATCTGTAGTGCCTGCATACAAGCCGGGAACATATAAGGGCACTTCAATGCCCCATACTTCATCTACGTGTTTAAGCCCATGTTCTATAATCTGCTGTGCCATAGCATAGCTTTGTTGACTGTTGGGATTAGTACCAGGGGTTCCTAATTGGCGATCGTTACGCACATAGTCTTCTAACCACTTGTGCATACGTGTACCGCGGCTGGCAGCTTCTGTGGTAATTTCCTGTGCTTTCTTTTCGCCTACGGCTTTACGCCAGTTGTTAAGAGCTTCTACTTTTTCTCGAGGTTTAGTCTTGTCTAAGATTGTTGTAACACTAGGAACTCTGCTGCCATCTGGCAGGGTGTAGAGTCTTTTTCCTTCAACAGTGTCACGAGAGATGGGGGTATAGTCGTATCGTTGTATAAGCATAGTACTAGTATATAGTACTAATTAGAAAAGGTCAAACAGTAAATGATTCGCCGCACCCACAACGTGCTTTCTCGTTAGGGTTAGCAAACTCAAAACCTTCATTAAGACCTTTTTTGGTATAATCTATTTCCATACCCTGTAGGTATACTAGGTCTTTTTTATTGATTATAAGAGTAACGCCGCGTTCTTCTATTTCAAGATCGCCATCAAACGTTTGATCAGCAAATTCTAGCAAGTAAGCAAAACCACTACAGCCACTGGTGCGCACACCAATACGCATGCCTATACCTTTCTTGCGATTGTACAAGGCATCTTGCATTTTTTTTGCGGCATTAGCTGTTAAGGTTATCATGTTTCTTCCTATAATCTTCTATAGCTGATTTGATTGCATCCTCAGCAAGCACCGAACAGTGTATCTTAACGGGCGGTAATGCGAGTTCTTCTGCAATCGCTGAGTTCTTAATTTCACCAGCTTCCTTGAGCGTTCTGCCTTTGAGCATTTCTGTAACAAGAGACGAGCTAGCAATCGCTGAGCCACAGCCATAGGTTTTGAATTTTGCATCTGTTATAATTCCATTCTCCACTTTTATCTGGAGCTTCATTACATCTCCGTCATCCGCAAGCTGGCGCACCAACCATACCTGTGCCAACTTGCGGATCCTCCTTATTCATGCTTCCAACATTTCTTGGATTTTCGTAATGGTCAAGCACTTTTGTGCTGTAAGACATTTTAATCTCCTATAATAGATTTAACAACATCATCAGGTTGGAAACTATCCCATTTACTTCTGTTTTCTTCACCTAATATAAATCTTAGATTCTTTCTACCGCCAATTATTTTAGGATCTATCCCCAATTGAAATCCCTGTTCGTACGGAATAATATGATCCATTTGCCAATCTGTTTTTCTTTTGCCTAATTTGGGAACCATACCTTCTTTCTTCATAGCGTACCAAGAACGATATGTTGCTTTTTTACATTCTCTTTTGTATGCTGTAAATTCATCATCTACATAATTCTTAGGGCGTTGATTATTAATTTTTCCATCCCAATTGGGATTTCCTTTGCCTGTCCATTTTTCTGATTGGAGTTGATTTGGTATGCCTTTATTCCATCCCCAACCTTTTGTAAGCCCGCTTGTATTTTGTTTTGCTTTTTGTTCTTCTGTAAGTTTAACCCCTTTATTCCAGGGATCATATTCTCCTCTATTTAAAGGATTTTTACATTTTTGAGAACAATAATCTAAGAAACGAGGTTTAGTTTCAAAGTCATTTCCGCAATATAAACACTTCTTAATAATACCATATTTGTTTTTCATACAAGTATTTATCATCTTGGCGCACAAGCATGTGAAAAACAATAGTATACTAAAATACTAAAGTATTTATTGTGTTGTGTCAAGCTATTTGTAGAATTTTAATTCAGCTTCTGTTACTGGCGGAGCAAACGTAGGTTTTGGTAGATTTTCTTTAAGTTCGCCTAGGGCAGTGTGCCACTGTAGATCCTGCGGGCAAAATTCACATTGTGCTATAGGTGTATCTACGGTTGCGGCAAATTCTTGTAGGTCTTCTTCTGAGCAGTCCGCTGACAGTGGTTGGTAACTGTATAGCAATTCACGTTGTCTAGTATCCAACCGTAAATCAAACTGTTGATCAAAATCTGGTAAATTGCTCATTGCTGGACACTTATATAGTTTGCCCTGATACATAGTATGGTCGTGTTTCATATCACAACTATTAAATGCTTTTACAGTGTCGCTGTTGTGTAACACATAATGATCATCTTGTTTGATCACTGTTGATTGATGGAATACATAGGCTTCTATTTCGCCAGCATGGTATTTCCACTTGGCTTTTAGTTCTTCTGCTGTTGCAGGATCATGCAAACTTAATCCAAACCCCACACGATATTTGTCCCAATAGGTTAAATGTTCAGGACGTTGATAGGTGCCGTTAGTCTGCACCATAATAACACTGTCAGGCCATAGGCGCCTTAGATTACTAACCCATAATTCTAAATCAGGATTAAGTGTAGGTTCTCCACCTATGATAGTAATCTGCGGTAGATCTAAACGACGACTCCATGCTTCATATGCAGCCGCATGATCTGCCCAACGTTGATGTCCTTTGAAATTTAAATTATTAAAGCGATTACACCCGCGACAGGTGAGATTACAGACGTTGGTTATATAGAATTCTACTCCAGGGAATAAACGAATCATCTAGTATTTAATACTAGAATCCTGCGGCGCCGCGTTTTTTGGCCGCGGATTTAGCCATATCACCAACTGTGTCCACTGGTGCATTTGGGTCTACATCTTGACCTTTAGGATTTTCTACTGTTGCTGAGCTATCATTATCTTCACCGGCCGGACGTAATTCTATATAATCTTTATTGTAGCTTTTGATAATATTTTGAATTGCTGGATTGTTAGTGTTAGCAGCAACCAGTGCGTCATAATCAAATGTCTTGTCTGTGTTAAGCACAAGATTGATTAGACTCTGTGTTGAAATTTTTGGAGGTGTGTCTTGATCTTTGTAACGATTGCGAATAAGCTCCAGAGCCGTTGTTAAATTTGACTCTGGAGTGTTTTTTGGGCTATGTGTAAATTCATGTAAGCGCACGATTAACGACGTTCGCGGCCAAGTTCTTCAGATCCACCAACTGCTGCATCGCTGGCTGCAAATCCATCAGTGTCTTCTTCAGAATCTAAATCACTAACTGGGGCTGGTGGTAAATCACCGCCTAGTTCATCACCTGGTAAGTCTGCACCTCCAATGTCCATTGGATTGTCAACTTGCTCGCCTGATAAAATACGAACGCCATTGTCAACGCCTTCACGTGCTTGTTGTAGGTTCGACATTAGAGTTGCTAGTGTTTCACCTACTGCGTTTTTAAAGCCGTCAGCTTGTTCAGCGCCAATTTGATCACGGATTGAATCTAGTAGTTCAGGTAATTGCTCATTTTGCATTTTACCTACTTTTTCAATAGCGTCTTGTACACTGTCAACCATGTTCTTAGCAGCTAGTAAAACTTCAGCACTGCCAACTTCACCTTCGTTAAGTTGACGACGTTGTTCTTCTAACCATGTATTGATACTTTCACGCACTGTAAGTAATTCCATATAACGTGGATTACGTTCAGCAGTGTGTAGGTCCACACTGTGGCGGATCTTGTTTAGGTTAGCTGTGATTGTTTCGCTTAATTGCTCTGCTTTGCTAACAGTTAAGCTGTTAAAATTAATAGCAAAACCAAAGCGGCTTTCCATTAATTTATTATATTTTTTGGCTGATTTTACTGCCATTTCTGAAAGTTTCATATGGTCCGATTCCTGTTTAGACTTTAATATATTTAGCCAGATCTAGATTTTTCTTAATTTCTTTTTTAGTGCTATCAATACGTTGCATAACCTCTTGATAGCGTGTTGAATAGTATTCTTCACTCCAACTATCGCCGTTTGTTATGGCTTTTTTGTATCTTTGACGATACAATGTGGCTTCAAACTCTAGTCTGTTTAACAAGCTGTCGCTGTCTTTGATATCGTTAGCTAACTGTAATTTTTGTTTATGCAGGGCAATACAGTAAAATATAGCATCTTTACGACTAAAAAAGTCAAATATCTGCTGTTCTTGATCCATTACACGCCAACATTTGTCATTGATCTTAACCACACGGTAACGACCCACAAGAACATCACTGCCTATTTGATAACAAAAGGGCAATTCATTGTTGGTTTGTGTTAGATTAGATAATTCTGTTTGTGTAAAACGACGTATCTTTTCTACATCAAACTCAGCCGATGCGTTTTTTGTAGTAGATTTTGCCGGAGTCATTGGTTCGAAGTAACACGTCTTTAGTAGTCAAATGATTAGCAATCACTTGTTCACGTTCATTGAGTTGATTTTTTGCAATAGGGGTTTCACCTATAAAACGTTCAAGAAGGTCTTTCTCTTCGTTAGTGATAGGTAATAGTATTTTATTAGTTAATTCTACGATCTTCATGCAAGTATTTATTACTTGAACACGATGTGGGCTAATAAACCTAGTAGACCAGTCAGGACAACACTTAAGATGGTGACGATGATGCTGACGCTTTGTTTGCCGCGACCTTCAAGTTTGTCGTCTAGACTTTCCTTGATGCTGACTAGGTAGCCTTCAAGTTTATCCATACGATGTTCTAAATTAGATAGTTTAGTTTCCAAGTTGCTGTACCTTACGGCACATATTTCAACGTGGGCTTCTAAGCTCTGTTTCTCAATTTCTGATGGACCTGGCATCTCGCTTTCCTGTATGAGCGATGCTGTTTTTTGATGAGCCTTAATAATGTGCCTTAATATGTGCCTTAATGAATGCCTATAGCATCTAAAGTATTTAGTTAGTGTGGTAGAGCGTTAAAGTATATGTTTTTCCACGGACCGCTAGTGTAAAATATAGGTTGATTTGGATGTGCAGTTTCTGTGAGACCTAGGATTACTGGGGTCAGCTTAAAATCACTTTTTAGTAGTCCATATAAATCTGCACCTTCTCTATAGACTTCTGCATAGTCTACTGAAAATTTAAAACTCCAAACTCTATGTTTGCCTGTGTAGTTAACGCCAAACACCTGATCAAGATTTTTAATATTTTTTACTGAATTGGCCGTTTCTAAGATTTCAGTTTGTGTGCGTAGATTTATAAGTTGTAGAACAGTTTCCCAGTTACGCTGTTGATTGCGTTCAAGTTCATGTTCTCGTGAGTATATCGTTCGCCCTGTTGGGGTAATGTCTACTAGAGTATATGCTTGATAGATGTATCTTTGATCGTCCACTAGGTATTTATGGCCAATAAAAAAGGCACTTATAAAAGTGCCTTTCTTAAGTTTAGTACTTTCGTTTAGATATTAGTAAACGAATGATGCAACTGTTGTACCAGAAACTGCTGCTGAACAAATACCTTGTAAGTTACCTGTACCACTTGATGCTGATGGAGCTGCACCTGAGATAGCAACACGGAAGCTACTTGGCCATGGTGTACCAATTGTTGGATCACCTAAAAGTTCAATAGAACCAATTGTTTCAATTGCTTTAACTAGTAAATCAAAGTTTGAACCAACTGTGTATGGGTTTGAACCAATGTTTGCGTATGTAACAGTGTAATGTGTTAGCGTACGACCTGTAATGGTTAAGTTACCATTTAAACCATCGGTTGGTTGTGGGAAACCGTTAATACGTGCGATTGTTGTGTATGACATTTGTATTTCTCCTAAGTTTGTGCGCAGTGCGCATACTATTATTTAGCCAAAATACAAAAAGTTAACTGACTAGATTATTTGTTTAAGAAGTTAATTCTGCTGAATGCTAGACGATCAACTAGTTTAACAGCGCCACCATCATGTCCTATAGCTACAAAGCCTTCTGGCGCTGTGACTTTATATCCGTCTGCTGTTTTTTGGAATGTACCAATACCTTCTACTTGACTTAGTTTGTGTAAGAGTATTCCCTTAAGTTCTACTACACGCTTGTAGGTAGCTAGAACGCCTAATAGGTTGTTGCTGTTGTCAGCGATCCATTGTTCTTTTTGCTTGATCTTTTCAACACGATTTTTAGCAACACGGCTAGTTGGATCTTCTACGCCTTTCATCATTTCACTGTTATAGTGTGCGATAAAATCTTTTAAAAATTGTGTAGGCTCTGCGGCATGTACTCCACTGCGTACTAGTTTATTGATAAATGGTTTAACCATGCGACCAAACTCTTTGTCTGCTAGTATAACATCAAAGCGTTGTTGGCCAATCTTTTCCATAGTAGCTTTGGTTGAGGCTAGATATTTTTTAATCTTGCTGTCTTCTGTAGGTGTTAGGCTAGCTACTCCTGTGTAGTCTTTATAGGTAGCATCATCAAACCATACTGCTTTGGTCTGATGGAATCCACTTACATTAACTCCAAATGTAGCTGTCATTTCTTCTATACTGTTACCAGTGTAGGTAGTATGAAATATGATTCCTAGTTGTGCATTAGCGATGCGTTGACCAAGATGACTGTCAACTGGTACAGCGTAGGTAATAGTGTTAGGTGTAAACACATAGCACAACTCATCGTTGACTTCTACCTTAGTAACTTTACCAGGGGTAAACATTAGGTCGCCTTGTACTACTCCGCCAATGCCTAGTTTGCTGAGATATTTTAGTGCGGCTAATAGTATTTCTGCTAGTTCAGGTTTATCACCGTAGAACTGTTGTACGTCTTGTGGTTTCTTACAGAGTTTAGGTTCACCTTTAGAAAACACTGATTTAGTGCCTACAAAAAATTTGCTGTCAGCAGGATCAATACCACAGATAATAGCTGGACTGCCGTCCCATTTGACTGTGAGTTTGGTAGTAGTACCTGTACCTTCTCCTAGCATGTGACGTAGGCTTTCAATGAAATTTAATGCTTCTACTGCGCCAGCATAGCCATTGTTAAAGATCAAATCTTCTAAATGCTCAAGGTGAGTGTTCTTGCTTTCTGTTAGCAAGAAGTTAGGTGTTTGATTCTTTATTTCAAATAATTTCATTAAATGCGTGCCTTTATACCGTCTACTAGATATTTAAATTCTTTATAATCACGTGATTGGACTTGTACAGCTTTTCTGTTAATAGCCTTTGGTCTGTTTGGTTTTGCGTCAAGTGCATCTAGTTGTTTTAATAGTGCTTGTTTTTGTTGTAGTGTTAATTTACTAATATCAGGTAGGCGACTTCTATCAACCTTGGTAATGTTAATTGCTTTCATTGCATCCGATATAACTGCTGGATCAATACCTTGTTTTTGTAATATATCTACAATAGCTTCGCTGTCTGTTGGACTGCCAGCAGCCTTCCATGCGGCCTGTAGTTTGTCTGCGGTAACTTTAGTAGTAAGGTTATGTCCTACTGTTTGTGCTTTGTTTTTAACTGCGCCAATACCTTTGCCTAATAGATTTGCGGCTTTATCACCCAGGCCTGCTTTGCCGTAGGTACCTTTAGCGGTTCTACCTTGAGCATGTTTGCCTGCTATACCTCTGCTAACATTAGCCGCAGCTGTTTTAAATTTATCAAATAAGCCTTCAGCAATAAGGATATGTTCAAACAGTTGGTTAACCTGTGCCGATGAAAGCACAATACTTTCCATAGCATCAACACTTGGTCTTGTTGCTACTAGTTTACCTGCTTTGTCATAGATACTAAGATCTATACCATCTGTTTTATATGAAAACTTATCAAGCGGAAATTGTTGTTTAACTCCACTTGGAATGTCCCACGGACTTGCTGGTTGTAGTCCTGTGGTGTGTTGACTAAATGATGACGATGTAGTAGTTGTATCTCCACCTTTCATTGCTTTGCCTAACGCACCAGCAGCATAGGCCATGCCACCTGTTTTAAGTCCTTGTCCAGCGGCTGTGCTAAACTCCTCACCTTGCAATAACTTATCAGTCATTTTTAATAAGCCAAGTGCGGCTGCTCCGCCAGCACCTGCACCGCTAATGCCAGCAGCTGCTATCAGCGCACTGTAAATTAACGTTTGTGCTACGGGATGTGCTTTGGCAAATGTTCTATACTTTTGAACATATTGCATAACACCTTTGTCGCCACCTGTTGCCTGTTTTAATTTTTCAGCAACATCATCATATGCGGCATCTGCATTTTTCATTGGGCCGCTATTTTGAACTTTACTCACTAGGTCATTGTATGCTGACTGCACTTTGGCGGCCGCATCTTTAGTTATTCCTAACCCTGTGCGATTGCCTCCAGCACCCGTAGCACCTTGTTCAATTTGTTGGAATAGGTTTAAGATTTGTTGAGGATTTAATTGTGCTTCTGCAATTACACGACCAGCCGATTCCCATAGCATCATGCTATTTTTATTTTTAGGAGTTAATCCCTCGTATAGATATGACGTAGTCTTTTTCATTATTTTGCCGCCATTGATGCTAGTAGTTGCCTGCGCAGTTCAGCACGTTCTTCTGGTGTTAATTTACTAATGTCAGGCAACCCGGCATCAGCTTGTTGTGCATCACCATCAGCTGCTGCTGTTGGCGGCGTGTTTGTGCCAGCTGACTGTTGTTGTGCTTTAATCTGATCAATAATGGCCTTTTCTTTAGGATTCTTAGGATCTAGTTTTTGACCATTTATAGTAATTGGTTCGTCAGCTTGGTTAGCGTCTTGTTGTTGATTTCGTGTGGGTTTTTGCCTTGTTTGTGCTGCTTGTTTGTTTAGTTTGCCCATCTTATAGAGTTTTGTCACATCTGTTAGGTACTTACTGCTATTAGCAGGCGATAGGGTTTCTGGAGCAGGTGGTAATAAATTTTCATCACAACTGAAATATTTAGCGGCCCATGATGCTATGTCAGTGTCGCCTGTACCTCCAGTGTATTTGTTCCATGCAGTAACAACTTTGTTGGCTAATTGTTGTAATTCAATTTGACCTGTTTTTTGTTGCCAACCTGCTTTGGCTCCCACAACTCCACCAGTGGCTGCACCTCCAATGCCGGCTGCGGCTTTTCTAGTAAAATCAAGTAGACCTTCGTCTAAAAATTCATTAGTCTTCATCTTTGAGTTTCCTGATACCACGTGAGAATTTAGCAGGATCTTGGCCTTTGATGGCATTAAGGAAACGACGTTCTAACTCGCCAGCTGTTTCAGCATCGTAGTTTTCGTGTATGTTACGGATAAGGTTGATTGCGCCATTGATAATGTTGTTGGCGCGAGTCTCAAGGAGATTCTCCTTGTCCTTGTGCGTGAGTAACTCATCAAGTTCTGTGAGTATGCTACGAGTGCGTTTCTGCAAAATCTTACTCCAATTTAGTATATTTATCGTAGATTAAAATTAATTTATTATAGTATAGCATGGATTAAATACTCTTACAATGACCCTAGAAACTATAAAATTTGAATTGGAATTTATCCCAGACTATTGGGGCATGCCACCAAGGGCTAGTATATCTATAGACGATACTCGCAAATTCAATGGTGACATTACAAAAGAAGAATGTATAATATCATTTGATCATACTTTAGAATTTGGAAAAACACATACCCTCTGTATTGACAAGTATGGTAAAGGGCATAAACAGGTTCGTATCAATCCAGATGGTACTGTCAGCGACCAAACGTTAACAATTAAAAACATAATTATAGATGGCATAAACATACGCAATTGGCTTTATACCCATAGCTATTATACGCCAATATATTTAGAACCTTGGGCCAGTGAACAAAAGGCCGCAGGAATAATTTTAGAAAAAACAGTACCTGGTGAAATGCATCTATCGCATGATGGAATTTGGACTTTTAATTTTTCTAGTCCGTTTTATCAATTTGTTTTTGATGCCATGGATGGAGAAATATGAAATACTCAATGAACGATATATCAAAAAAATTGATTCCAATCAATGATAATTTTTTTAAAAAATTAAAGCAAGATTGGTTTGAAAACTCACACAAAATTGTCAATTATCAAACCTTTATTCCAATGGCAGAAGAATGGTTTAGGGCAACTAAAATCAATGACATACAAGGGTGGGATCAATTTCCCTGTGTAGATGTATTACTTGGTTGCACACACTTTATTGAATCGTTAGTACTTAAATATGGGTGGAATGGTATACAGATACTGCCTGAAGAATATGCATACTATGGTCTTATGGGCAAATGGGGTACTGATCTAGGTAATCTACAGCCTAATACTCCATTGATAATATCCTTGCCAAATTGGCGATATGCTGATCTAAGACCAGAATGGCCTCAACTGTTAGCTGAGTGTGAACAAAAAAACATTGACATACATATTGATTTTGCTTGGATTATTGCCAGCAAAGATATTTCAATTGACCTTGATCATCCCTGTATTAAATCCTTTGGCATGAGTATGAGCAAATATAGCCTAGAATGGAATAGAATAGGATTACGTTGGAGTCGTCAACGAGCTGTAGATTCAGTTACTATCTTAAATCGCTATCACGGCGATATTAACAGTGCATTGACCAGCTGTGGTGCATTTATGATGCAGAATATTCCTCGCGACTACGCTTGGGATACCTACGGGCCATATCATTATGAGCTATGTCAAGACTTAGATCTATCGCCAACTAAATTAATTCATGTGGCAAAAAATAATTCTGGAGTATTAGGAATTGGGGGAATACTATCCGCTGTGTCCCCACATAGCATATAACGAATATCTAATATGATCTGCGGGAACAGGAGTATTCATGTAGTGCGGTACTCCAACACTATTATCTACTAGATATCCATAATTTTCTTTGTAGTCTGTTGATAGGATTGTGCCATTAACTAAAAATTTAGTTGCTAGATCAACAGTTGATTCTGATAGATAAATTTGTACAGCAACGTCAATAATGCTATTGTCTTTTTCATGCATACTAATAGTATACCCTTCTTGATCTTTCCATATAGATAGGCCAAGAAATTTATTAGTTCTATTAAATCTTTGATTTAAATCAGCAGTAAGATTGTCTAATACTATGTGTGTTTCTTCAATGACTGATTCAGGTATCCAATTTAATTTCAATCTATTATTATATTCTTGTTTTAGTTCCTTGGTCCAAACTATTTCTTCTGTTGTTATGTAGTCTAACAGTTTAACTAATAGATCAGGATTAATAAAATCTTTAAGAAAAAACAAATGAGGACAAGCTGTAGAATCTATTTTTGATAGTCGGTCTAAAGAGTAACTAGTACTGTCAGTGATTAATTTAAAATCCAACAGCATTATTCTGCACTCTTAAGACCTGCCAGCATGCTCTTTAATTTACTACTGTCTACCGTGGCATTGATCTTAGGGTGATCTTCTGCGGGACTTACACTGCTACCAGTTTTGATTTGGCTCAGAATGTTAGTAGTACCCGCACCACGCAGGCCACTTTCTTGTGCTTCTTCACCTGGGTCTGTGATGCGCATTGTATCAATGTCGTAGTCTAGGTCAATCTTTTGTCCTACACCAGTTGAACTACGTGACTTCATACACTGTATTTGATAACGTCCACGCTCACGCATAGCACGACTTGTAAAGATACCAAATACATTATCTGCTGTGTTAATTTTTGATAATCCACCAGCAATATGACTATGGTCAAATTCAATTTCCTCAACCGCACCGCGATTTAACTGTGACGCTGTAACAAATAGTACACCTAGTTCTTTAGCCAAGTTACGCAGTTCTTCTGACACATACTTGTCTTTAACAAACAAATCATTTGGGCTAACTTTTGCACTTACAGGCATGACTAAATCCAAATAGTCTACCATAACAAAGTCTACTTTGCGTCCTGTTTGGATTTGATACTCTTTTAAATATGCTCTAATGTCGTTAACGTTTGACTGTGCTGGGAAGCCTTTGATTTGATAGTTACCTGCTTTCTTACTAACCAACCGCACTTTCATTGTAGTTGTATCAATGTCTTTGCGAATATCTTTTGTGCCCATCCCAGTTAGCATAGCATCTGTTCTAAGTGCGCAAAGTTCTTCACTCAACTCCAGACTTACATACACACCACTTAGGCCTGCTTGTAACCAACTCAAAGCCAAGTTCATCATAACAAGTGATTTGCCTGATCCAGATCCACCAGCAAAGATGTTTAGTTCACCGCGACTAAATCCGCCATATAGCAGTCTATCAAGTTGTGGCCAACCTGTTGATACTTGACCGCCACTGTTATAATATTTTTCAATACGCTGTTTAGGATCTGCAAAGTAATCAGTACCCATGTCTTTAGTAAGACTAATCTGTACTGCATCTTTGATTAGTTTTTCTACAGGATTGTAGTCACCCTTTTCCAACATGTCTGCGGCTTTAAGAATAGCACGTTCAAGTTCTTGACGTTTAGTAAAGCCTTCAAACTCTGTCATAAACCAATTATAGTGGTCTTCTGTTAGATCTGGTACGTGTTTTAACTCTGTTCCTGTAACTGCCTTGACCTGCTCAATAGTAGGCAGAGTCTTGTGATTGTCACTGTGTTCTTTAATAAACTTAGCAACATCTTTAAGACTACGATCAAAGTTTTCTGGATTATAGATATTCTGCACACGCACATAGCTTTGTGCATCCTGCAACATCATTTCAATAAAAAGTTTTTGTAAATCTAGTGAATAGTCTTTTGTGCTCATAATATTAATTATACAGTTTCTTTTTCATTAATTCAATCTTGAGTTTGCTTGTTTCTTTGCTGTCTATGATAGTTTTCAACACAAACAACTTGCCATATTTTACCACTGCTTCATTTATATCCTTACATGTTTCTAACCACACTGGGAAACTAACACTCCATCCATACTCTATAGCATTGTTAATCATTTTAGCACCTGCCCGGTCACGATCAGCTACTACTATGACTTCCTTGCCCAGGCTTTCAATGATGTCTGCTTGAGTTTCATTACACTCATTGTTCAACACTGCTACACCATCTATGCTCATAGCATCAAATGGCCCTTCACAGACTATGACAAACTTGCTGTCTGGTTGTTGGGCGTTTGTATTAAACACAAAGTTAGGTTCATAATGACTGTAGTATTTTGGCTTAACGCCATCAACAAAAGCACGACTGGTATAGCCAATGGTTTTACCTTGCCAAACGCAAGGAATAATCACACGCTGATGTAGGCTGTGTTCTGTTGAATCAGTCCAATAAAATTCATATTTTTGTGTGTCAATTTTACGAGCAGTAACATAATCAACTGCTGAATTTAGTAATGGCGGAACATTACGTAAATCATCTAACAAGTGAAATGTAAGTAGTTGTTGGAAACTAATAGCACCTTCCGGTAAGTCACGATGTTTAAACTCAACTTTTTCTTCAGCTTCAGCTTTAACCTCTTCTGGTGCGACTAATTCACGGATACGTATTGCTTCAATAACCAATCGTTTAATGTTGGTGTCATCTGCACCCAACCATTTTAGTAACTTACGAAATTTGAATGTTAAATGTCTGCCTGGTTGATATGATGCTTTGAAGTTACAGTTAAAACAATGATAGCTGACTGATCCATCTGCGTTAGCAGTCAATCCACCACGGCCACGAGTATCTGCACTTTCGCCATTATGATGACAACAGGGCGCATTAAAGCTAGTCCACCCACTAGGAGTAGTTTTCTTCTTAGCTGGTAAGATTGATTTTATGAAGTCGCTTATGATATTCAGCATATACTATATTATACACTGATTTTTTGGTTAGATCAACCTATATTCCAAACCTTGAACGAACTGCTTGATAGTTTTGATTGATCTGTGTATTACCAAAGGCAGTGTTGTAAATACGGACAACACCCAATCCGCCACCCCAATAGTCACCAAGGTCCCAACGCCGCATCAACACAATACCAGCTTGTGAACTGGTAGATGAACCCGTGTAGCCAAGGGTGCTAACCTGCGTATTATTTACGAACAGTTTAACTGTTGTGCCATCATAGGTACCCACGATGTGATACCAAGCATTTGATGTCAATGAATAAGCTGGAGTAGCATGCCAGGTACCATCCCAGAATCCATTTTGTAAGCCACCAGAAACATCAACACCAAGGCTAAAGTTAATCCTACTAGTAACCCCAGGATATTGTTCTGTGAGTATACAAGGATCTGCTCCCGTGTTAGTGCCAGTGTAGTAGTGCCAGGTTTCTACAGTCCAGCGTGACAGATTACCAAAGCTCTGATTTGGGCTGTAAGCATATTGACTGCTGCCAGGCACAAAGTTTAGGTATCCACCATTGTTGCTGCTGAATGTAGGACTACCGCTTAGGGTAAATGATAAGCCGTTAGCAGTATCACGCCAAGTGGTGTTGCCAGAGAAACTTGATGTCAATCCAGCGTCTAGGTTTAACACAAGGTTGGCAGTGACATAAGGTAAACTATCAACTACGTAAGTGCCTTTGAGTGTTACACCCTGTATTATCATATCTGATCCTTAGAATGGTTTGGTTGAGCTCAATGTTACTGTACCAGTGACTGTTATGGTCTGTGTAGCACTTGTGTCCAATGTCACGTTACCACCTAGCATGAGATATTTGGTATTGGCTATAGCTGTGAGTTCTTGATTAGGCACTGAGATCGATGTCTGCGTAGGATCGTAGACATTACTGCCAACTACAATGCGAAGATTGGTCATAAGTCCTGGCCAACTTGCTCCATAATATGATCCAATCCAAGGACTAGCGGCAGCATAGTTCAGCGAGTTAGTCTGGGTAGCACCAGCTCTGGTAGCGGTACCACCAGCTGTGTTACCAAGGAATAATGCTTCAGTTGTGCCGTTCCTTGTCAAGGCAAAATAATACCACTTGTTAGCCGTCATAGTGGGCACTGTGTAGCTGAACTGACCACCACCACCGTATTTGTCTGTGGTAAATATCGTTGAACTAGAAACAATTAAAGTAAATCCATTTGTAGATGTAGCACCAACGATACCGTAGGCTGAAGTAAAGTTAGGTAGTTGGAACCATCCTTCAATGGTGTATGATCCTGCTCCAATAGTAACTCCAGGACTGAGTACCAATTGATTAGTACCACTAGCACCACCAGCGAAACTGAGGCTGCCTTGTAAACCAGCTGGTGGAAGGAAATTTAAACCTTGGATATTTACGCCATTAATATACATAATTTACCAGTCTATTCTCAATTGACGCACCCAGTTATTAGCTGTGCTACCACCAGTGTATGCTGCCACACCAAAGTTGTTGCCCGCCGGAGTCCACGAGCCAATATTCACAGCGCCTTGGTATGCTTCATTTAGGTACACTTCCATCATACGGTTACCGTTTTGTATCTTACGTATTTTCAATGTCAAGTTATAGAAACTTGTGTAAGAACTATTCCAAACAGTAATGCCGCTTGGATTATAAGTGCCACTGCCTTCTAATATAAATGGAATGTTAGTCTGTGTGCCGTTAACGTAAACTTCAAATTGATTTGCACTTGAGTAATAGTGGTTAAACACTGCAATGCCACCATTTGATGCATTTGCTCCAGGGTTGGATTGCGGTACCGCATTTGCACCAAAATAGATCCACTGTCCGTCAGCACCAGTACCATTGCCTGCACCTATGCTGGCTGTTATAACCATGTCATAGTTGTAGTTTACGCTACTACTGTTCCAGTTTATATACCCGTTCTGTGTAGTTGATGATGGAGTCAGCTTTAAACCATATGCTTGAGTGCTATCCCAAGCAGCGTTGCCGCCAATGGTACCACTTGGTGTAAATGCTGTTAATGCTGAAGTAGTGTTAGCCTGCCAAGTATCCCATAAGAAACGTGTTTGTGGGCCACTGCTGCCACCAGCTGTGATATTGCCAGTATATGTAGCTGTGGTACCATAGCTGTTACCATATTGTGTAGCAACTATACCACCAGCTGTAACATTACCAGTGTAGGTAGCTGTGGTACCTACACTATTACCAAT